TAAACTAGAAGAACTTACCGCAGCATCATGGACCTTCCCTACCTTCCTTGACACCTCTATCTGATTAACATACAGAGGAGGAAGCATGTATCGTAAGCATGCCGACATAAAATTATTGGAATCCAAAGATATCCAGCCTCGGGCAACTGCCTGAGAGACTAAACTAAGACGACCAAAGCCGTCATTAGCCGCCATCTCCTGTTTAAAGGAAATCGGCGATATATTCGAAGATCCTAAGTAGGATTGTCCAGCAAAGTTGATAAAACCCTTCTCCGAAGAAAAGGATTTCTCCAACCCCACCTTAATTCCTAAGTAGGAACATGTTTCCAAATAAGATTTGGCGACATCCTTCCCAGCGATAACAATGTCATCACCAAGAACTCGGTAATCATAATACGGATACTTACCAACAAGGAATGCACTAAACTGAACTACAAAATGATGTAGAAGAGCTAATGCACCCCAAGAAGATAAGACACCCATAGGCTGACCACGAGCGTACCTCACAGAATTCGAACGATTTCCGTTTGAATCCGTGAAGCTCAGTGGGAACACTGTTTCCTTCCCATTGACAGTTTTCTGCCAAAAAGGAAGAGACCATGTTCGATCACGAAGTAGGGATGTCCATGCTTCGGAGATCTCAGTTCCAAAAAGAGAAGATAACATAGAAGTATACAACACCATAGGTATTGTATCCGTCGCAGCTTTCAAGTCATAAGAAAAGATATCCTTGTGACCAGACTCAGCAAAGGATCGAAGTGATCCCTGCTGGTCGAAAGTCGCGTCGGACGGCAACATACGTAGTATGTCGAACAGTACTCGATGCATCGGTTTTAGAACACTCTGCGTTAACGCGTCCGGAATGGCTATCACACGGACCTTTCCAGCAGCTTCCTTGATAAGAGAAAGCTTACCGCCTGACGGGCGGATCACCTTAACCTGTCGGTCTTTAGGACCTTCAAGCTTAGAGTGAGAAGGAAAGTAATGTGCGAGAACCTTCGGGTCCAAGTTAACCGAGTCTCCGAAGTCTGACGATAATTTCCAGGCTTCCTTCCATTCGTCATCCAAGACGAACTTCAGCATCTCAACAGCATAAGACTCAATACGAGCCCTAAATGTTGTTGCTCCAACAGCATCCATATAACTCACCAAAGGTGAGAGTTTCCATCCTCTTGCAACCCAATAAAGGGTGTCAATTGGATAGGAAGCAATGGACGTTGAGTGGTTAGGACCCGCTGTTGTTGCCAGAAAAGGCTCAACAGGGGCCAGATCTGAATTTAGAAGTTCAGAAGCTCCCAGGTCAGATAACCAAGACTTGGCCTCCGTCTGGAGGAAGAGCTCAAATCTCGTTTTAACGAAAGTAAAGCGATAATCTGTACGGAATAAATTTCCGATTGCGCTAAAAGTAGGAATCTTATGAGAAGATTCCAGCGACTTATAAAT